CCGATGGTTTGTGATCGTCGATGTTAGCCTGGCGCTCTGTCCATAAGCGCCTGAATGTCATGGGGCCGCAGAGGCCATCTCCTACTATGTCACGGCTTTTTTGCCACTTTTTAATAGCGCGGACTAACTTGTCGTCAAAGTATCTTTCACCAAACCACGATGGTTCCCAGCCTAGTTTTTTGGCCGACGCCTCGTTGTAAAAGTGCTTGTCCATTTAATAAGTGCCCCATTTACTCAATCTTTCCCACGACATAATTGTCCAAGATGACACTATAAATAGATCCACCAACTTTTATCTCCTCGATCATTGACCGGTCGACAACCAGCGTTGCGAGACGAGGCAGCTTAAACCTAACATCTTCAGCGGCTTGTAGGACCGTAACTTTCAAATATCTTTCTTCTTCCGGTTTGTAATCTTCTGGTAACACAATCAGAGATTCTGTCTCTGCTTCCTTTGCCGGGATATCAATCAGAATATATCTATTAACTGGGTTAAACACTGCTTATCTCTCTTTCTAAAACATTGCTGTGTAGTTTATACTGTCTCTCGGACATGAATACTTCGGTTCTACGGCCACAATTCTTACAGTTCATTGTAACATGGTAGTTGTTCCCAGCCGTAGTTTGTCCGTCACCAACGGGTTGATAGTAACACTCTATATGTCCGAGGGTGCCGCACTTTCTTTTTAGGTCGCTTCTTTCTATTAAGTGGTTAAAATTCATCTATATCTCATTAAATTGTGCAAGTATCGTTTGTACAGAATTTAGTTCCTTCGCCGGCTTCTTCAGTATCAATACGCTGGATTTGAACTACTTTCTTTATTCTCTCTTCGTATTCTTCTTTCGTTATTGGTTCGTATGGTGCTTGTTTGTATCCGGTTTCTTTGTATCTAAGGAACGATACTGCCTTTAGTCTTGTCTCATATAATTCAAGAGCACTTTTAATTTGGTCTGCCTCATCATCTTTGAACGTGATAGTAACAGACACGGCGTTATCGGCCCAATAATGTTGATACTGGGCAGCAATTTCAAGTTGTTCCCACATCGATACATCCCGTTTTCCTTTGTGAAAATACGGCTCTTTAACAGGAAATTCGACACAAGTAGTATTCGGAGAATATTCATCATCCTCCATAGTATAACCTGCTTCTCTGATACTGTCAAGTAATTTTGAATCTTTTGAGAACCTAATACGTCTAATATAGTATTCATCCTCTGGAAAATGGATTCCGGGTGTAGAGCCATTCAACAAGGATACTGTTCCCGATGGCTTAATAGAAGTTGTTCTGATCGACTTGGGAACACAGAGCCAGTCTGAGTATTCTTTATCAAGCAATTGAACATGCTCATAAGCGTCATCACACCACTTTAACATATTGCGTCGGCCATGTTTGTTAAACGCCTGTACAATACCAGACTGTGAGAGACCAATGCGGCGGTTCTTCAGCATCATAGCGTTAGTCTCGGGCCAATGGGTATTGACCAGTGTAACTGTCTTACCATATAGATACGCGCACTTAAGAGTTTTTAGATAATCATCGTATGTCTCGTGCTTTGCGGGAAATGTCTCCACTAAACAGCAGCACTCACCATCGTGAAGTTGCTGTTCCGAGCAGGGGTTGAACCCTGCCACATTAACATCGTCTAATCGTTCGTCATCTTTGAACCGGCCCCTGGTTTGTGCATTTCGCAACCAGATATATCCGGGTTCGCCATTCATTTTGCTCTGTTTTGCGTGCCAGGTATAGTCCATCCCAACCACAGCATTGAAGGAATTGTTGGAACCCCATCGATGATGATATAGTTTCTCTTGATCGTTTTTCATCTCAAGATAACGTTTGTCGTCGTAATTCCCCATCGCAAGAGCAGCGGAGCGGCGAACATTTCCAGCGACCACACACCGACCGATGAGGTTTTCTGTATCAACAATATCGACTGATGAGATGGGCTCTCCAATTTTAGAGGCGAATAACTCCATCAGGTTTTCATGTAATTCCAATAGTGGGCCATGACCGGATGCAGTACCCCCAAACCCATTGATCTTGGAACCCGGGGGCCGGATGGCAGTATAATCATACTTTGGAACCTTGGCGCCTAAAAAGAAGCCATCAAGAAGGGTGTGCACCGAATTGACCCAGCCTTCGCGACTGTCATCGATCACAAGTACGTCACCTGTGTATTCTGGCTCTTTGATCGTAAATGTGTTTGCCCCAAGAGTGTCAAAACCAACGCCGACACCGAGCATTAATGCGTCCATCATCCAAGCGAATAAGTAGCCGCCCTTGGTGGCTAACTCTTTGGTTGAGCGAAAAGCACAGTTAAACAATGCGGCCCCAGTTTTCTCTTCTACAAACTTTGTCCCCATCATCCATAGGCCGCGGCCAGGGGGAGTCCATTTCAGGTTGAATAGCCGATCATATGCATCCTTGGCAGTCGCCTGTGCTTTCTGATCATTCCACCCTAGCCCCAACATAACAACGTGCTGTTTCTGAACATTAAACATTCCCTCAATCACACGGCGGCAAGTCTGGTGCCACTCTTCGGTGCCAGTTGCTTGTGGATCAAATTCACTCAAGCGCCTTGAATATGTGCGTTTGTATGTGATGTAACCGATCGGCCCCCAGGGCACCTCTGCTTTTTTGTACGGCTCGATAAATGTGTCGGATAATCTGAATCTGCGTATGTTTTCAATAGTTCTCATTGTGTTTATTTCCTTTTTCTAAACTTTTCGTATTTATTATGTAGTAAGCCCCTTTGCGCTTTGGGGGTCAGGGTAACTGGGTTTAGCGGGATTAAGCCGGCTGGTCCGGATGGTGTCAGTTTTGGCATTATCTTAATATTCACGCACGAGGTGTCCATGAATATATCGTATATCATGCCGTCTGGCCCATTTCTATTTTTTGCTATGAATATTTTGCCTAGATTGTTTTGTTTATCTTCGATGCTGCGAGACACCGAGAAGATGAAATCGGCTACAAAACATTTATTGAATGCTTCCGAGATCTGCTCCATTGTGATAACTTCCGCATTAAGGCCGCTTCTGTTTGTTTGCGAAGCTGTCCACACAGGGCACCCATATTCTGTTGAGATCCCACGCAACTCTTCATAAATAGATTCCAACTCGGCTCTCTTCTCCTTGCGAACCACGACCGGTCTTAATAAGTCTGCGTAATCCACAATTATCATATCAGGTTTTATCCCTCTCTTTAACAACTTTGTTAAATGAGTTTTGATAGTTGCGGTAGAAGCTGATTTAGTTGGATACTCTTTGATGATAAGTTTTCCACCAATATTTTTAACCATCTCATAGATCTCGTCCTTAAAGTTTGGTAGGTCATTGAGTGGGTAGCCGGTCAGACAACTATCATAACGCCCAGCAATTACTGTTGATTGTAGTTCCATTGTGTAATGAACTACCACCTTGTTTTCTTTGAGCCCCTCTGATCCAAGATGGACCAAAACCATGCTCTTTCCGGCGCCCGTGGGGGCAATTACGACTCCCAACTCGCTCTTGCCTAGGCCTCCACCGCAAATGCTATCCATATCCTTCCAGCCGGTGCTAACGGGGTGTCTGAACTTGGGCACGAAGCGCTCTTCGAAGTCTGCTAGGTAATCATAACCAAAATTGTTGTCTGAGCCGAGTTTAAGTGAGTTGTTGATGACATTTGAGATTTCATCAAATGAGCAAGTTTGAAGCAACCCAACTGATTTTAACATCGCTTCTTTGAGGTTCTGCTTTCGGCAAAAGTCGAGCGATTGTTCTTTAATATATTCTCTGTCTGTGAGTTCTTTCTTTAATATTCTCGCGTAGTATTCTCTCACCTGTTGCCGCACAACTTCGTCTTCGTTGTCGAGATCGGTGCGAAGGGTGGTGATGATTGCTTCGGCAGACGGGTGCTTGCTGTATCTATCTCTGTATTTTATGATCTTATCGACGAATACACGAAGGTATTCGAGTTCCAGAAATTGAATATCGAGCACTTCAGTAATTTGATCAGCAAAGGGGCGGTCCTCATAAATGAGTTGAACGAGCCCCTCTTGGAACGATTTACCGTAGCGCGAAAAGCTTGCTTTTTCAGACAAGTGCCACCTCACGTTTTGTATCTATAAGTATAACAGTTCTCACCGTAAAGTCAAGTAATTTAGGTGACAGAATTGATCTTGTTCAGGTGAAGTTCGAGGTCTTTCCAGTTTAATTCTCCGAACCCATCGTCTCTCATATTTTTCATTATCTCTATCTTGTTGAAAACACACTCAAAATTTTCAACTGCGTTTTGAACGAAGTCTTTTGATTGAATCGAAAGCATCGGAGAATAAAGTTGCATCATCTTATAATTGTGAGCTATAATTTCTTTGCCCTCGACGATGTTCGTATGAAACTTTAACTTTGAGC